CCCAATCGCGGGCTTGTTGAGTTGTAGTTGATTCCGACCCAATATGGGAGTGAAACCAACGCTCTACGATGTCATCTGCGTTAAACGCTTTCTGGAATCCCTTACGGATTCGGTCAGCGTGTTTTGCAGCAATGCGAACCGTTGCGCCATGCGCGGGCCATTGCATTACAACCCCAAATAGCGTTCGGCGTACCAGCGAGCGCCGTCAAGGTCTTTTTCCTCAACGAACTTATTGAGAACTTCAGCGTAAGCATGGTCAAGATGTTCGAAGTTAAATGCGCGGGTTGGTGTACCTCGGCGAACCCAACGGATGAACTTCTTGACTTCTTCCTGAGCTGGCTCTGCTGGCTTTTCAGCAGGTGCTTCTGTGGCAGAAGGTTCGTTGTCCTGAATACCGCTTTCGTCTAGTGAAGTACCAGCAGCAACCATTCCATCTGGAGTAAAGAGGAACACGGATTGTCCGGCAACGAAGATAGGCATATCGGCTTCTGGAGTATCCAAGAGAGGCATACCAGCTTCGGCGCGGTGTTCGTTAACTGTCATTCCGCCGTTGCGAACAACGATGTCGTCACGCTTAGCAACGCCTTCGGTGTCTTGACGCTCTGCCTTCATAAACTTAAACTCAAGCTCGCGTGGCATATTGAGGAATGAGTAGGAAATGTTAGTGAGAATCTTGCCGAGCCATTGCGAAATCGGATCAACGCCGATAGCTTGACCTGACTCTGCTTCGCCGTCTTGGTGACCCTTGCCGCCAAGTCCACCGCTCTTAGGGGTGAATCCGATTTCACTTGGCATAACGCCGAAGTGACCGCAGATAGAGGTAACGAGATAGTCGTCTAAGACATCCTTAAACTTCTCGCCGTAGCCATCAAACTGAACTGCCTTGATACCCGCAGGAAGCAAACGAGCGCGCTTGCGTTGTTCGGTCTGTCCGGCGAGGTCATCGTTGAAGATGTTCTCATAGGCACGAAGCAACTCTGGGTTGTTACCGAATGTTGCATCGGTTTCGAATAGCATCTCAGGCACAACGCCATCGGTGTATTCAGCGCGAATCCATTGCTGACGGCGCAGGTAAATATCGGCAATCATCAACGAACGCTCAACTGGTGAGTAGCCGTAAACAGTCCATGTACGGCGGTTCATGATGTTATAGACAAGCTGATCCGAAGTGAACTCACCATCGGCAGCAGGGGCATCATCCGTCACATCAAATTCTGTGCGAGGGAAGCCGTAAAGAATCTGTTGGTAAGCAGGGCCTTGTTCTGGTGTTGGGCGGAATCCAAGGTCGTTAATAAGTGGCTTGATAGTTGAGCCGTCAAGAACCTTCAGACCCATAAGGTCGCCGCCTACGGTCTTTTGGGGCCAGATAGCCCATGCGTCTAGCACAAGGATTTCTTCTAATGAGAGCTTGAGCCAATCGGCAAATGTCAAACCTTCTTGCACATCAGGCATACGCCAGAAATCAACGAGGCGGTCAATCTCAGGAGCGAACTGGTCGCGGGCTTTGTTCATCGCCTGAAGGTGGTTGCCACCTGAGTTAGCAATAATCTTTTCGCTAGCGGCTTGGGTAATCGTAATATCCCATTCCAGCGCGGCAATCTTGTTCTTTAATACTTCGATGCAACGGCGCAAGATGTCAATCTGGTCTGCGGCAGCGCGTAGGGTCTTGAACGGTACAAGGCGAGTTTCGGTGATGTTGATGTTCTGCGCAACAAGGAACTCATAGCGGCGTGGATCAGGGCGACCGCGCTCTTGTAGCGGGTTAATAGCGCCGGGGATAAGTGGAACGCCGGGGCTGAAAGGAACATTGGCGATATTTTGGTCGCGTGGAAGTGGTACTTGTGTGCCGTAACCTGAGTTTTGGGTAAGAACACTATTGCGCAGTTGCGATTCAGACATAGCTACCGCACCAGTTGGCAATCCCGGTGCTTTAACAATCTCTGAGGCTACGCGCGCGGCGAAGCGGTCTAGTAAGCCCACTTGTTCTCCTTTGTCATATAACCCACATCATGCCCACATCGGCAGTTGGTCGTAGTCCTGCGTTTTTCCATTCATGCGATTCCCAAAATGATGCGTGTTCGTTGCGCCATGTTGTTACATCTAAATCTATGTCGTACCAAGTTGCAGGTCGTTGCAAGTGATGAACGATGAACTGTGGTGCAACCTTCGTATAGCCAAGTGATGCGAGATAGGCTAACTGCTCTTGATGCTGATCCAAGGTTTCCCGAGTCCATTCAAAAGTCAGCTCGCCGTAGTGCTGAGTCATGCCTCGAAAAACATTCCATTCAGCGCCTTCAACATCTATCTTAGTCAAATCTGGCTTGCCGTGTTTCTTGACCAAGGTGTCCATCGTGATTGTCAGAACTTGTATCGTATGAAACGGCTTGCCCGAGTAGGGCATGGTCTCGGCGGTCAGCCAATCTTTATTCAGGGTGCTTAGCCCATCTTCGTCAGCTTCGTAAAACTCCACCGTCTGATAGTCGCTATCGGATACGGCGTATTTTAGGGGCGTGACATTCGGGTTGTTGATGAAGTTACCCGCAAGCTCGCCATACATCCGTGACGGTTCGATAGCTATTACTTTGTAGCCAAGGTTTAGCCCGGCTTGAGTTGCATCGCCTTTATTTGCGCCTATATCAAATAGAAGCAAGGTTGCGCACCACCGATTCACGATATTCAAGGGTGAGGTCGTAGGCAAGAAGGTCGTTAAATATCTTGACCGCTTCATCCTTGCGACCAATCCACCACGCCGCCACGCCCTTCTCAAAGAGCAAGCAGTAATCGGTGAACTCTAGGTCAATCGTTGGATCGCTTTTCTGTCCGTTGTGCAATCCCAACTCGGCCCATGTGTAGGACTCTTGGTATTCACGCTGGCGTTCAAAGAACCGCGACATCCAGAAATACGCCTCAGAGCGATAAGGCAGATAAGCGAGTGCTTGCAAGATGCAGTTAGAGACGGTGTGCAGTCTGTCGTTCTGTTGTTCGAAGCACTTGGCAAGTCGCAGCAGCGAGGCATAGACCAAGCTCGGATGCGTGTCCTTGCCGTACTCTGCCGTTCGCAAGTAGAACGATACGGCGCTCGCAATTTGATTCTGCGAGTCGTACTTTACGGCGGCTTGGAAGTTCAGCTCAGGATTAAAAGGGTCTTTGGATAAATCCGCGATGATTGTCTCTATAAGCACTTTGCCACCATTTCGTTTACAAGTTCGCCTGGTACTTGCAAGATAAACGCGGCATTGTCTTGGAAACCCCAAGAGATAAGCAGGTCGCCGTTATGTTCGGCAGCTCCTACGCAGAACTCAATCCTGCCGTCTAAGAACTTAAACGGTTCAGGTGAGATGCCGATAAGGTGCAGTTCGTCATCATAAACGCAGAGACGGTGGTTGTAGATGCCGTCCTTTTGCCCAAGATAGTTCTTGAACAAGTCCACTTCATGCGTGATAGAAATATAGTGGTCGCCCCAACGGATAACCTGCGAGCTTCCGCGCTGATCCTTTTCGGGCTTTAGCCCGCCGAAGTGAAGCGTGTCTTGCATGGCTTGGTCTCCCACAACAGAGACAACCTCAACAGGTGAGTGCCATTTGATGAAGTTAAAAGGTCGGTCAATGACCGGAACCCAGTTCTTCTCGCAGTACGAGTTATCGGGTTGCGGTGCTTTGATGCGTGTTCGGGAAACTTCCTTAACGCTCCAGTTGTTTTTATTTATCTCTACCTTAGATAGTTCCATGCGACCCACGCCGTTAGTTGTGGTGTCTCGGCGAACTCCGATGAGATAGTAGCCATCCCAGTAAACAAGGCGAGCATCTTCTAATCCGACAAACTCCCAGATAGGTTCATGCAAGTTCAGCATTTCTACCTTGGTGCAATCGGTGATGTTTAAATCGTTGTTGAGTCGAACGACATAATTCTCAGTAACGAGTCGCTGGTCTTTCTCGGGGTGGAGATAAGCAAGTGGCCCCCACCGCGAGGGAAAGATTTGCACATTCTCGCTATGAAAGAGGATGTAGTTGACGACTCGGACATTAACGAGGATGTCGCCATCTGGATCAATAAAGACCGATGGGTTCATGCCACCGAATGTTCCGGGTATTGCTAGTGGGGCTAACTTACCGCCCTGTGCAACCGCCTTTTGCACTAAATTCATTTGTGTAGCTTATCAGGCGCTCGCTACAACCTCAGTCCACGACTTAGTGGCTTCATCCCATGAGTAGAGCTTGCCGTCTGTTGGCATAGGGGTTGGAGCTTCCCAGAGGTAAGTGGTCTTGTTGAGTGTCCATGAAGGGAAAGGCTGAGGCGCGTGGAATCCGGTGCCGTCCCATGTGTAACCAATTCCGGCGTAGTTGAATCCAATTTGTGCGCCACCGTCAGGCTGACCATCTGATCCGTAATGAACTCCGCCGCGAGTGTTGTACGAAGTCTGAACCCATGTGCCGCCTAAGCCAAGTTCCTCAGAAAGAAACTTGTTGCCATCAGTAACTGAGTTATCAACAACGAGAACGCGAGTGACGATGTTGTTTGAATCTATTTCGGCCCAATGTGCCATGTTGTCTCCTTAGTTGGTTGCAAAGGTAAATGAACCAGTAGATTTAAAGGCGTGATAAGTGTAAGTGCCATCGTTGGTAATTGTTCCGCCTGTTGCTTGAGCGGTAGTTCCAAGATAACGAACAATTACAATACCCGACCCACCAGCACCACCGGCAGAACCATAACCGCCACCGTCAGCACCGCCACCGCCACCGCCTGTATTTGCAGTTCCAGCCGTAGCTGATCCACCGCTTCCATTACCGCCAGCGCCGCCACCACCGTTACCACCAGCAGCAGCGTTAGGGTTATTGCTACCACCACCGCCGCCACCTGCATAATAATAATGTGAGGAAACGAGCTGACCAGTTGAGGTTGCAGAACCCATCGCATCAAGAGCAGCAATCGTTGTTCCGCTTAAACCAATACCGCCCGCTCCACCAATAGATGTAGTGCCGTTGCCGCCGACTCCACCCGCTCCACCGCCGCCACCTTGACCATACAAAGCAGCCGATGTTGCATTACCGCCGTTGTTACCATAACCAGTTGCGCCACCAGTATTGCCCTGTGTTGCAGTTCCCGGAGAAGTTTGATTTTTGTCACCAGCTCCACCGCCAGAACCACCGCTACCACCAGCATTACCACCGAAACCGCCATAACCACCGCCGTTGGATGTAATTGTGTCAAAGGTAGAGTTGTTGCCAACATTTCCGTAAGTGCTTCCAACCGCTCCACCAGCACCAACGGTTACAGTAAAACTGCTAGTTCTTGCTAATGTGCGACCGCTTTGCCATGAAAGACCACCCGCGCCACCACCAGTTCCAGTTGGTGCGCCACCGCTACCGCCACCAGCAACAACCAAAACATCAACTGTTAAAGATGGTGGGTTAGCAGTACCAACCGCAGCCCAAGTTCCAGTTGCCGTGTAGTTAAGCATCTGCCCTAAAGTCGTGTCGTAATACTCCATCCCCACGAATGGCGAGGATGGGCGATTGGATGTTGATCCGATTGCATAACCTGAACGAGATAAATCTCTAGAGCGTGACATTATCCACCTACCTGTGAACGAGTGTAACGAACGATGATGATACCTGAACCGCCGTTGAAGCCAGAAGCAGTTCCGCTATAAACATTTCCGCCTCCGCCGCCACCTGTGTTTGTAGCGCCGTTAGAACCGTTTAAGCCCGGTGTCCAATAAGAACCAGTTCCGCCACCACCAAAGCCACCAGCAGTTACAGCGCTTGCGCTTCCGTTAGAACCACCACCACCGCCAGCGTAATAATAATTTGGTGAGTGATAATCGCCAGTAGAAGTTGCGGCAGCCATAGCGTTAATGAGTGAGCTTGTTGCGCCGATTCCACCGACTCCGCCAGTATTAGAACCACTAGCATTTCCGCCAGCTCCGCCAGCTCCACCACCACCGCCACCGCCTTGAGTTCCGCTTGGTGATGAACCGCCGTTATTTCCTTGACCGCTTGTTCCAGTACCGCCAGATTTTGCGGGAGCGCCACCGCCACCCGAACCGCCGTTAGAACCGTTATTGAAAATGGTGTCGGGTGAGTCAGCAGCGCCACCACCACCGCCGCCATAAATAGTTCCAGACAAAGAACCAAATGATGAGTTTCCACCATTAGTTCCGTTGGCGTTATAAACACCACCGGCACCGGGGCCTCCAACGGTACAAGTGTAAGCTCCGTTTAGAGATTGAGATGTTGCAGTCCATAAACCACCAGCACCACCAGCGCCAGACCATTGACCATTAGCGCCACCGCCACCACCGCCACCAGCTACTACCAAAATATCTGCGGTGATTGTGCCGTTGGATACTGTAAAAGTGGATGTTGATGTAAATAAACGATAATAATAAGTAGAATCAGAATAAAGAGTTCCACCGGATACGGTTGGCAAGGAAAGCGCCAACGGATACCATGCACTTCCATTGTAAACCTGCAACGCGCCCGATGTTGTATTCCAGAACAACTGTCCAGCATAAAGACCTGTTGGGTTTGTCGAACCGCTTGGTGGGTATTGCTCCCAGTTCAATCCGTTAGTCTGAGATGAATCAGCCGTGAGAAGGTAAGTATTTGATCCGATAGGCAAACGGTTAACGGTTGATGCCGCGTTACCAACAATCAAGTCGCCCTTAGTAGTGACGGTTGAAAGCGGGATTGCGTTAGCCACCGAGAACGATGATGGCGAGACTACTGTGGCAATATCGCCAGAAACAAGAGCCGTCAGTCCGGTGATAGATGTTCCTGTAGTTGCGGTGTAGTCCACGCCGCGCTCAAGAAGAACGCCGTTGATAAAGACTTGTTCAGCTCCTACGGTATATGACAGGGTTGTAGAGAATCCGTCAGTTCCGGACAATGAAGTTTCGCCGCCTGTTGCGGTGTAACGCCATTGTTGCATGGAGACAGAAGCGGTTGAGCCTTGAACGCCTTGAGTACCTTGTGTTCCAGTCGCACCCTGAACACCGCTTGTTCCAGTTGTTCCCTGTGATCCGATTGAACCAGTCGCGCCCTGAATACCATTTGTTCCTTGAGAACCTGTCGCGCCTTGAGTACCAATGAGACCTTGAGTGCCTGTCGTACCCTGAGCGCCAGTAGTTCCCTGCGCTCCGGTCATTCCTTGAGAACCAGTTAGACCTTGGCTACCAGTTGTTCCTTGTAATCCGTTAGAACCGCTAGTGCCAGTCGTACCTTGTGAGCCAGTCGAACCTGTTGCGCCGACTGCGCCTTGAGTGCCAGTCGTACCCTGCGCACCATTAGTTCCGCTTGTACCTTGCGCGCCATTAGAGCCAGCAGTTCCCTGAGCGCCTGTTGCACCTTGCGTTCCGTTAGTACCCGAAGCACCTTGAGTTCCTGTTGTTCCTTGCAGACCTTGAGTACCAGCGCCAGTTGCGCCTTGTGTACCTTGAACACCCTGCGAGCCAACTGCCGAGGTCTGAGTAAAGAGAATCTGATCCGTGCCGATGATAATTGAGCCATCAGCATACGAACCGACATTGTATTGAATCCATGAAGTTGAAGCGTTGGCAGTTCCCGATGTGACATAGAGATAATCGCCGGGTTCTACTTGACTCATCACATGGTCGTCATAGTCTGTTGCGCGAGTCAATACCCATGCGCTACCAGCAGGGTTGTTCTTACCAAAAGCGGTGACGGTGTAAATACCGTTTTGCGTGCCGTCAGTTTGATTCTTAACGAGTACGCGCTGACCGTTAGCAGTAAAGGTGTGACCGTCAATAACAAGAACGGCGTTCGATGATGCGGTGAGCTTTGCGCCAACACCATAACCACCGTTAGCGTCCAGCGTTCCCGGTGTGTAAGTAGGCGTGTTAGGAAGTACGGCGGCAGTTGCATAGATAGCAGCAGCGTGAGCGTTAGCGGTTGATGTGCCGCCAACAAGTCCTTGAACGCCTTGCAATCCTTGGATGCCTTGCGCTCCGACAGTTCCCTGAATACCAGTTAAACCTTGTGTGCCTGTCGCGCCTTGTGATCCAGTAATACCTTGAATACCTTGCGAGCCAGTCGAGCCAGTTGCACCAGTTGAACCCTGAGTACCAATAGCGCCTTGGATTCCGTTTGTGCCTTGAATTCCCTGTGCGCCTGTAAAACCTTGAGTGCCTTGGCGACCTTGAACACCCTGAACGCCTTGGATACCAGTAACACCCTGAGAGCCAGTCGTACCCTGTGTTCCTAAAGTTCCTTGTGTGCCAGTTGCACCCTGTGTACCTGTTGTGCCTTGCGCACCAGTCATTCCTTGCAAGCCAAGCAAACCCTGAATACCTTGCGTTCCTTGAACGCCTTGTATTCCCTGAGTTCCCTGATTGCCTTGAGTTCCCTGAACTCCTTGAACGCCCTGAGTTCCTTGCACACCTTGAATACCAGTTGTGCCTTGGTTGCCTTGGATTCCTTGAGTGCCTTGCGCGCCCTGCGTACCAAAATGACCTTGTACGCCTTGAGTTCCCTGTACGCCTTGAACTCCTTGCGTACCCTGAACACCTTGCAAACCGCGAGCGCCAGCAGCAGAGATAACGATGTTAGGCGTTACTGCTTGGATATTGATGTTATCGCTCACCGAGAAACCTCTGCATCAACTTGAACAACGCCGCGACCAAGAAAAATAGAGCCGTTAGCTGATGGGTTGGTCAATACCAAATCCCATTCGTACTTGCCGGGAGCTACTGCAACCTGAGCATCTACTTGAACCTGTGGTGTGGTGGTGGGGTTAAAGGTCAGCCCACTACCTACGCTCAAAGAAAGAGCAGTTGTCTTGGCGAGCGCCGAAGTACGGAATTGCAAAAGAGGCGTGTAGCCAGTCAGGTTAATAGGGTTGTTCGATGGATCAGTATAGGAAAAAGTAATTGACCATTCTTGATTCTGGCGAAGGGTGAGATTAACTGGGTCAGGCGTTTGATTTATTGATTGCGCTGGCATCTGAATCTCCTATAACTGAACCGCAACGAGGACATACACGGCTGGACTTGGGGGCTGGCATCTTGCAATTTGGGCAGAACACCGCCATTGCTGCCAATGCGGTCATTGTTGCCGAGCCTTCACTCAATTCTGTAAGCGCCCACACTAGGGCATCCATGCGGTCAGGAGATTTCAGACTTACGCCCGGCTCCCACTCGCACATCTCTGTTTCTAAATCTGCGAAGTATCCAACATGGTGAACTCTGCCTTGTTCATAAAGTGAGGCGATAGGTTCTGCGCGAACTGCTTTGCCGCGAGTAGCCGTCACTTTTTTAACTGGCACATTGGGATTAACTTGTTGCAATAGATGAACTACCAAATCGCCGCCGTTATTCGTTTCTGCGATGATGCGGTCTGCTTTATGTAGTTCAAAGGCGTTGATTGCTTTTCTTGCCCAAGCATCGGGGCTGGCTTTAAGAGTGTCGTCTGCCAAGATGTAATAGTGACCGTCTGCCGTCATTCCTGCGGTGACGATACCGGTGGAGTCTGATTCCTCGCCTGAAGTAACGGCAGGATCTATGCCTACAACTACGCGAGTGAAAGCTAACGGCTCGCTTTGTACGCGAGTGGCTTCTATCTGTGCGCGATTCCATAGAGCGCCGGGGTTGTCGTCTAGGATTTCGCCAAAGAGTTCTTGACGACCGAGGCGAGTGCCAGCGTATCTATTCTGCATTTCGACAAGCGCTGATTGCGAAAGGTTGTCGGAGTTCTCAAAAGTTGATCCGCGTGTGACATAGGTAGTCTCGCGGGAGATTAAGTCCTTGATGATTTTAGTCGGGCGAGGCGTGGTCGTGATAACAACCTGCGGGGTATTGCCGAGGCGAAGTCCGAACTGAAGCTGGTCGTATGCGTCAGGCTTTTCCCAAGCTGCCAACTCATCAAGCCAAGCGCCGTGATGTTGCGGGCCGCGAAGTCTGTCAGGTTCTTCGGCGGAGAATAATTTAATCTTTGAACCGTTGGTAAGAGTTATCTCACCTATCGAGCGGTTGTAAGTTTTGATTGCTTGATAGCGATTGAGTACCGAGACGATTCCCGACACACCTTCAGCACAAGTATCACGCACATCGGCGTAAGTTTTAGCGACTATCGCCCAGCGAGTCTTCGGGTTGGTTATCGCCTGATACGCCAGCCACTCCGATCCTGTCCTCGTCTTGCCCCACCCGCGCCCCGACAGGATCAGCCAAGTCTGCCAGTTCGTCTCCGGCGGTAATTGCGAGGGTCGTGCCTGAATCTTCTGCCATTGGATTCTCGCTTGAGCTTTCCTCAGCGTGTCTTTCGAGTAGCGCGGCAAGGTCTTTGACTGCTCGGTCAATTGATTCATCGCCATCCCATGTAGTTACATCTTGCTGAATCTTGATTGGTGTATCCAACCCTAAGAGTCTAGCGCGTCTTTCCATGAGGCGAACGATGGTGTTGATGGAGGCGTTGTCGCCCTTCATGGCTTTGGGCCATAGAGCCAACTGAAGGCGGTCTATACGGTCTAATTCGGCTTCTCGTAGCTCGTCTGCGGGTTGTTGCATGGTGCGCTTGATAGCCCGCTTATAAGCCGCGTATGCCCCTGTGTGGTCGGCGTAGCCTGTTTCCTCGGCTATGCGTTGCCAAGTGAGCCCAGCGCGGCGTAGTTCGAGGACTTTAATCTCTTTATCTACTAGCTCGGGGCTAGGAACTGCGGCATTGTGATTTGGCATGGATAGATTACTTACTGTTCACAAGTTCGGCTTTTTGCCCTGTAAGGTTTTCCCATCGAGTGACGATGACATCGCAGTATTTAGGGTCTAGTTCCATTAAATAAGCTGTTCTATTAAGTTTTTCGGCGGCTACAATGGTTGTTCCTGTGCCGCCAAATGTGTCCAAAACTAATCCGTTCGGTGGACAAAAATTGGCAATAATGTTTTCTGGCAAATACACCGGAAAAGTTGCTTTGTGGATATTAGCAAATTCATTACCAGATGCGTTTGCGCCTTCTATAACATTCCAATATGTACCTTGTCCAAATTGCGCGTTTTTAAATCGTCTTTTACCATCGCCAAAGCATAAAATAAATTCAACAAGGTTATTTACAATGCCCGGTTGAATATGTGGGGCAACAGTTGATTTTTTCCAATAAATAATATCTTTAAATTGATTGCGGTAATGAGCCAAAATATCAACAATAACACGCTTGTTGCCTTCAACTAACCCAATGTTATATAAAACTTCGTCACATACGGCAAAAATACAATCCAAATTAGATTTTATAAAATGTTCATATTCTGATTCAGATTGATTATCAACAAAAGAATTATATTTTTTTTCTGTTGTTTTGTTGCCTTTAATTTCTAATGATCCGGCGTTGTAAGGTGGCGATGTAAAACAAATTTCAGCGCGTTTTCCATCCATCAACCGCTCAACGATGGCTAAATCCGTACTATCCCCACACATCAGCCTATGCCGACCTAATTGGTAGATATCGCCTATTTTAGTCTTAGGTTCAACGGGTGGTTCAAGAATCTCATCTTCATCTACAGGCTCAATGTCAGCTAGAGCGGGTACTTCAAATCCTAATTCGGTGATATCCCACTCGGCATCTACAAGTTCCAAGAGTTGCTTGGCGAGTTCAGATTCATCCCATTCAGCCAGTTCAGCCGTTCTATTATCGGCGAGCGCATAAGCCTTGGCGGTCTCGTCATCCCAATCATCAGGAACTTCGGCTACATCAATCTCTGTCCAGCCTAGAGTCTTAGCGGCCTCTAGCGTTCCATTTCCGGCAAGAACAACGCCACGATGGACAACGATAGGTTTGCGCTGACCGAACTTCTTTAGAGAAGCGGCGATAGCATCTAGGTTGCGCTGAGAGTGCTTTCGAGCATTTCTAGGGTCTAGGGATAGCTCTGTTATGGAAATCTTCACGGTTGCCTCCCGTTAGTGAATTGCGAGCGTCTAACAAATCGTCAACGCTCGAAAGATAAAATTGCTTCTGTTGATAGGTCAGCCGATTGCCATAGCGGTCTTGTAACTTATCCCTCAAGTGAGCAAGGGCTTCGTCTATGTCGGCGATTGTGACTTCTTCTAGGGCTATTTGCATGGCTCTCTCGTTACACGCCACCCAATTATAGATAATATAACTGAAAAGAAAAGCAAATGCAAATTACTTACGGAGGATATGCACACGCGGTTTAGACTTTCGGCGCTTGTCGTATGCCGCCTGTAACTTATCCAAGTCGTATTGACCATTCACGCACTCTATCTCATCTTCCATAATCCAGTTGTAAACGGTGCGGTTAGTGACTTTATAGAGAAGGCTGGCTTGAATGACATTAACTTTGGGCATCAAGCATCTTTCCAAGCAGTCGCCATTGGTGGGATTCCCAGACCGTACCGCATCGCCGGCACTTAATCTCTGAAGTGCGCTCTAGCTGAGTCGGGTCAATCTTGAGTTTAGTACCGCAGACTTCATCCTCTTTATTTATCGTGGGGCATTTGCCGATTATTATCTCGTCAGACTTCTTGCCAAGAATAAACATAATCTTGTTATGCGTAGAGATAATAACGGTGGCAAGGTCAACGGCTTCGTTGTAGTTCTTGTATGCCCAATCCCCGCGCTTAGATATGTATTCGCAGGTCATGGTGATTTTATTTATCTCTTGCCCGCGAAAGGTAATGCGCGTTTCGGATCGCGCCTCGCGCATCATGGCTTCGTGGCGCATGAGTGGAGTGCTAATACCGCCTGAGCGCATATTCAGGGTTTCGATACGAACTGGAAGCGGTGGAGTCTTGCTACCGGATACTTTCTCACCGCTTCGCCCGCTACTCGGAATCAGCTCGCGCTCTAGGTCGTAATATAAATCAGGAAACTTCACCAACCGCGACATGGCAAATTGCCAGCATGACGGACAAATATCATGCTGGCTATCCCTGCGACAGTTGGCACATTTCATTTATCGCGCTTGGCCTTAAACGCCAAAACATCAGCGCGGTTGTAATAGACCCTCTTGCCTTTTTTCTCTACCCAAGTTAACTGCTTGCGGTTTTGTAGTTGGTGCAGGTTGTTATGGGTAATGACAAGAAGCTCGCAGACTTCATCGCTTGTCATTAGTTCCAAGAGCTACCCCACTCAGGCTCATCGTTCTTAGGCTTTGAGAACTGTGATTTATTGGCAGACTTCAACACAATCGTAATGTCGTCAGCCTTGATTTCTAAACCTTGCTTCTGTGAGCCGTCTTTAGCTTGATAGGAGCTGACCTTGAGCGTTCCGACAACCTTTACGCGCTCGCCTTTGCGAACTGCATCAGTAACAAGTTCTGCTTGCTTGCCGAGGATAGAGGTGCGAAACCAAACCGTCTCGCCGTCAACCCAATCCTGACCCTTCTTCTCGCGTGGTGTGTACGCAAGCGAAAAAGACGCAACGCCAAACGACCCATTCTTGCCTTCGAAGAACTTAATCTCTGGATCAGTTCCTACATTTCCTACAACTTCAATGCGAGCCATCCTGCTATTCCAATCGTTCGTAGTTACCTTCGTTGTCTATTCTAACAACCTCAGCGCCGTGTAGGTGCATGGGGTAGTCGGCGGGATTAGCCCATGAAGGACACATCCAACCTTTCATCGTTGCCCGCGCCGGGTTGAGATGAATACTGTCTGTGCCGAGGTTATGGCACTTGTGATGAACGGCAATCAGGTTGCTTACTTCATCTTTTCCGCCGCGAGATTTCAGCTTGCGATGATGTAAGGCAAAGTCGTCACCCGAACCCCCACACATCTCGCAATATCCTTTTGCGCGAGCTAATACCGTCTCGGCTATTTTCTTATCCACGCTTTTGCTCAACAATCAAGAAAGGCGGTGCGGTATATGGGTCTTTCTCGGAAGCAATCGTAAGAGCTTTCTTAATACTTGCACCTTGCTTAAGCGCCCCAATAGCAAGGCTGCTGCCACTACCAATCCCATAAATACCATCGGAATCAAGGCAGATAGCGAAATCATCAGCAATATCAAATACTTCACCGTGAACTGCAACCAAGAACGCAAATCGTGTCTCGTCATCTTTATCATCTTCCAGCTTGAGGTCGTTGTCTTTAAAGCATTGCTTAAGCGCCGGGATGAACTTAGAAATCATGAAGTGATACAAGTCTTTCTTATCAGCTTCGGTTGGCTTGGGCGGGTTAAATATGTGTTGCGCCACATCGCAATACGAACTAAGACCAGCGCCAGCAATAAGGAATTGCCCGCGTTCGGTTATCTTGACCATCTTGGGGTGGGTGTATTTGCGAGTTGCGGTGACTAATGAATCCGATCCGATAACCACCTTGTCGGCGTATTGTCGGGCAACAATCGTGGTCATGGGGATACCTTACACCATAAGAAAATATGCGTTTGAGCGCATATTTGTAGCTACAATGTAGCTACAAGCACAAAGCCCCACACCCTTGAGAAATGTGGGGCTAAGGCAGACAACCGCGAGCGCAATCAACTGGAGGTAATCATGCGCTCAAGCGGTCGTACCTTCACGGAAGAGGAACGGCTCTTTCGTGAAATCTAGCGACTCACGCCCATAGGCGCGGTCAGGATTGTCATCCTTAATACCAGTAATGGCGATTCCAGAAGCGGAGTGCGTTGCAGGGAGTTGAGTATCGGTCACGAATATATCGTAACCCGACATTCACTTGCTGACTAACGCTTGCTAATGGCGATAATCCAATCCTCTGAGGAATACCCCCGGCGTGATAAGAAACCGTTAACCCATCCACCACTAGCTTCACAGGAGTAGCGTTGTAGGCGTTTGGTCGCCAGTTACTCTCGTTAGTCCAGACGGTGACTAGGCATCTCCATTGGTAGGTGGAGTTCCATCCGTATTTATGAAGTTGTGAGTGTGCGTAGGCTTTTGCCGCTGCAGGTGTGCGCTCTATCGCATCCGTAAATGCTTTAGGGCTTTGCGCCACCGATGGACTTGCAAACCCGATCCCAACCGCAAGCGCGGCGACTACAAGGAAACGAGTCTTGAACTTCAGCGCGAACCAATCGCCGCCTGTTCCATAGCGTTCATCGTGTGCCTCCGTTGTTAAGTGCGTTCATTTCTGAACCTCCTTAGTCGGTTGTGGGTTAATTATAGTGCATACAGAGCAGGTCTTACCCAAGACCATCCATTCTCCACACCCTCTGCATCGGGCGATATTCCACTCGTTCATGGCTGACCGTGTTTTGCGTACCCGGCGATGTCGAGCCAAGAATCCGCAAGGTCGGGATTAACTGAGATGCGTTGAAGCTTGAGAGCAATCATCATTTGAGCCACTTGATACGGCGCTAATGCGTAAGGCAGGTCAAGGATGACCCCCCACATAATTCCTATCTTGCGAAAGTTCTCAGTCGGATCACCGTACTGCTCTTGACGCTCGGCAAGGATGTCGTCTAGCTCCATTAAAATTGCCAGCCAACATAAAACATCAAGAATTCAATATCCAAGCCGTACTTGCTGACACTAATACCTAACCCAAAACCCTTACAGATTCCGTAGGTAATCCAGCTATTTTTTAACCGTAGTTCTCTATGCACTTGCCTTCTCCAGTTCTGTTTCGATGTTTTGTTTGATAACACAATGCTTGCAGACATAGACCCGAAAGCCCATATATAAGCCTTTATATAATTTTTTATTGGCGGCCGAGCAGAAACCACATTGAGCCATCATTTCACCCACTTGCGTTTCGCGGCAAAGTATCCATAGATTCCAAACGCAATGCCTACGGTGTCAATAAACGCAACCCACAACAGGGCAAGTTTCACAATCATCGCTGAGGTGTCCAGTTCACTCGGTAACTTTTTGCAAAAACGGTTAACTCAAAGATGCGGTTATTCGCGTAATAACTTGGCATGAGGCGCAACTTTAAGTATGGCTTGCGGCGCTTGTACCGGGGAAAAATTGAAAGGTGAACTTCTCGCCCAAAGATTCTTTTACGAAATGTTTTCATTTTGACCCTCCCCAACCGCCCCCGCGAAATATCGCTGGCGTTGCTTGAAAGACTTTCGACATGGGCTTTTTGCACTCAGGGCAATCGGGAGCAATATCCTCATAAAACCCTTGGTGCAATTCCATAAACGCTTTACATTTATTGCATCGGTATTGGTAGGTTGGCATTAGAACAATCCAATCTGACCGTACTGAGACGAAACCCAGACGATGCACTCGTTACCATTAGCGTTCTTGCGTAGCTTGCCTGACTCGTAAATCAAGCCATCTTTAAGAAGGCTAAGGCGAGTTGGGCGCAAGGTGTCGCCTGACATACGAAGCGCGGCTTGAATCTCTTGATCCGTAGCGCCGTTCTCCATTTGGTCAATGATGTATTGATTGACCTTTGCTCGGTTAGACCCCATGCGAGGTTCGGCTTTAATTTTCGCGGCGATAGATGTGGCTCTCATTTCTTATCCCCCAATGCAATCTGAGCGCAAGCGTCTTGAACCATAAGCGCGACATTCTCAATACCAAGCTTCACGATGCGCTTGCGATCCGTGACAAGCGGTAGGGCGCAAATCTGCTCGTAAATGCCGAGGCGAATCTGAGCTTCTAGGGTTGAGATGACTTGCTTGGCAAGCTCCTGCCCCTCCGGGGTATCAAGAATTAACTGACCATTCTTAACGCTCCAATGGTTTTCTTTGCAGACGAATTTCATTTGGTCAGCCTTTCCTCAATGTCAAACACGATGGATAGAAATACAACAACAAGCGCGGGTAAGCCTACTAACAATAAAAGCTCAGTCATTTGCCCATGCCTCCGATACATAGTTAGTCAGGATTACATATTCAAGCGTTGCGGTGTCGAATACGGTCTGCGACTCATATCCGCGAGATGACAGGAATTGTTGGCAGACAAGGATGTTCAGCCAATTTGGTTCGCACCAATAAGCCATCTTCCAAGTAAAGAGCGGTTGCTCGTCAAAACGATTAGCTTGCTTTGCCCAATCTTTACCCCATTGCATTGAGGTATTGTGAAGGCGGTCAAAGTCTGAATCCGTGATTGTGACGGTAAAAGTTGCCGATGCCATTATGCAAGCAATTCTGCGTAGCGTGGGTCAGCCATCATGGTTTGAGCTTGTTTTGCGGTACGAACAATCTCCAATTTCGTTGCTGAACTCCAACGAAAATCAAACCACTTATTAACAAAATCGCGGATTTCTTCTGCGGATTCAAGGTTGATTTTCAGTCCGTCAGCGATTGTTGCGGTATAAGCATTTGTAGCCATGTTATGCGACTTCAATTTGATTAAGGTTGAATGAGCAGAAATGTTGTCCAGCCTCAAACCACACATCAGCCTTGCCGAGCTTTGTATTGACTGAATCAAGGATTCCGTACTCAACACCTGCAAGTGATGTAACTTTTACAGTTTGTCCGATTGTCATATTGCGCACTTCATTGACTCGGTTAAGAAAGCAGGTGTAGCACTCAACTGCCATTTTGCCATTGTCTGATTGTGCGGTTGTAAACTTGGTATTGCAGTAAATACAATTTCTTGTAGCCATTTTGTTCTCCAGTTCTGCCCCGCCGTTCGGGGCTTATGGGTAAAACATACGCCCGATCCGCTAGGCAATCAAGCATTTTTGGGTGTGTTTTAGGTCACACAATCAAAGGGGTCGGAAACCTCAATATCCACGCCTGTAATGTCCGAATAGACTTTTTTTGCTTTTATGTCAATTACCTGTGAGTCGTCTAGGTAGGCGCACCCGGTGAGCGCATCCAGCACCCCGCGAACCAGTTTGTCTAAGTCTGGGGCTACTGTGGGAAGGGCGCGTTTGACCGTTTTAGGCTTTTTGAGGCGGAAAGTCATGGAAATAGCTATCGGGTCAGGAATCGGCTCGCACCCCGCCTGTTTAGCCGCGAGAGCAATTAGCGCCCGCCAAGTGGCAAGCTCGGTCGCCCGCGAGTGAATCATGCGCCCCTGCCCAATGTGCTTCATTGAGCCTTGAGGAATCGGAGTGCCTTCCACCCCGAATCGGATCATAATTCGATGGTGACTTTTTCCCCTGTAGCTACAAAGTGGCACTTGGGATTGCCCGATGAATCGCGGAGACGAAAATCGCGCCCGGTGCTTTCATCCTCAATCGAAGTCACTCCATAGCGGGTCGCGCCAAGAACCAGCACATCCCCAACTTCTACCTGCTCAACTGCTACCAAATGAATCAGTTTCATAGTGGTATCCCCCTTTCGGTGTTCCAGTATGACATATATTACTTACTCTGCGCAAATCGGACAGGCCTCAAATCGGGCATATTTGGGCTTTTGCGCCTCTTGGAGTTGTAGGCTTTGACCCGAACCGCCCAAGCGACCTAAAAACCCCGCAAATCGCCTCACACGCCCGATTCTGGGGGTGTGTGAACTGAGTCACGCAACCGTTGTTTTAGCTCGCGGATAAAATCGGGCGCTACAACGGCATTAGAGCTTTTGAACTCTAAAGCGTTGTAAGTCGGTGGCACGATGGTTTTCTTGAAGTAATCACGGATTGCGGCAACGGTAGGGAAATAGCTGGAAGTCTGAACAACCTGCTTGACCGCCTCAAATAACTCAGCCTTGCTGATTTCTAAATCGCCCAAACATTCGTAGTACGCCTCAACCTGCGGGCGGTCGAAGTTGTAGGTCGGAAAGGCGGCAACTGCCAACATCATGCAATCAAGAACATCGGCTTTGGTAATCATTGAGCTATCTCCAATACTGTCGTGGTTTTTAATTCTTCGCGCATCTTTTCCAACGATGCCAAAGCCCGAGGCTGGCGCTTGTTCTTTTCTGCTTGCGCTTCCATGCGTAGGCGCGGATATTTCAAGCGAAGGCTATTAGGCGAAAGGATGTTTTTTGCCCAGAACTCGTTGTTCATCGCCCAGTCAATCGCGGATTTAATCTGATCCGCAGATAGCGACCCGACATCTTCTAAGGTATCCATCTCGCCTATTTTCCCGGCAAGCAATAACCGCATCTCATTTTGCCAACGGTGGGTGCGTAAGGTGTCGGCAGAAGGTCGTTTGCGTAATCCCCGGCTTTCGATGGCATTAGCTAGGTAGTTACAGAGTTCATCAATCGTTGGGTCGGAGGTTTCTATGGTTCTCTTTGTATTCTTTGTATAAGAGGTAGAAGGGACAATTTTGTCCGTTCCATCGGACATATTTGTCTCATGGATGGGACTTATTTGTCCGTTCCAAAAGTCATGGTTGTAGTCAATCGTGTACCACTTGGTGCGGTCGTAGGCTTTGGGTTGGCAAGAAACCACCACGCCCAATTCCTCCAATGCGGTCATGGCGCTTTTCACTTGCCGGGCGGTTAGCCCTAGATTTTCCGCCCATAGCTCATAGGTGTTATAGACCCAGATGTGTCCTTCGTATTCATTATCGGATCGCTCTAACCAGTACGATAATTGTTGAAGGCACAGGGCTTGACTGGCTGACCCAAGTTTTCTCACAATTTCGGGATGCACTTGGACAAAGTAGCCAGAGGCTAGTAATGATGGCTTGGCTTGAGTATGATTCATGTTACTGCTCCTACTGATCTTAGGTGTGGTCACGCCCTCGGCCGTTTGCGCGGCGCGGGGGTCTTTAATCGTACCTGTAACCTTTGCATCCGGCGAATTCATGTCATCGCCCAAACTAGTAGGCAAAATACGGCAATAGCGCCACAAATGGCATACGGTAAAAAGCGTTCGTCAATCAATGCTTGCCTCCAATAATCTATCTACGATCCATGACACTACTGGTACTGCTACGGCATTTCCCATTTGCTTATAGCGTTGAGAATCCGATTGTCCTTCTGTCCAACCGTCAGGAAATCCCTGAAGGCGTTCGCACTCCACCGGGGTAAGTCGGCGAACAAGAATTTCTTGATTCATATCTTCCTCCTGCACTAAAAAAGTTTGAGCGTGGTGAGATTGCACCGATGGCTGATGGGCCTGTAAAGCGTTAGTCACCGTCAACTCTGTTGCGCTAAAAGTATTAGCTTTGGCATCCTCACGAATTGAATACGCTACGACTGGCACATTTCCTCCACCTGTTCCCCACCTAGAAATAACTGTTTGCATGATGTCATCTTCATACACGCGTACATCATTGACCCGCGTTCCATCAAGAATTAAAATTTTATTGAACAACGACTTTCCCATCTGAGACATATTGATTGCTAATTCCCTTAGCATCACTCGCGGTTAAAGTACCAATAATGTTTCGCTGCCCCCCCCAGAGCGCCCCCGCTTACAGTCAAAGTTCGGGAGACATCATCTTCTACGAAGTCTGCAAAGCCAGTTTCTCTAAAGCTTCTTGGAGAGCCTTTGGCAGAGTCTTTTCTCTTTTGTCGGCTCGTCTCAAGATACCTTGCGCGGCCTTCGCTGATAGAAAGTACTTGTGCAGGTGTTCGCCCATCGTCTCCAAGACATCCGACAATGAAGATTCTTCTACGGCGTTGGGGCACTCCGAAGTACTGAGCGTCAAGAACCCGGTACGCGACCCCATACCCGAGTTCAGCCAGCGCCCCGAGGATGATTCCCAAATCCCTTCCTCCGTTTGATGACAATAAACCGGGTACATTTTTGAGGATGAACCACCTTGCTTTGGTTTCGTCAAGGAGTCTGACGACTTCGAAAAATAATCCCGAGCGTTCTCCAGCAAGTCCTTTACGCTTTCCTGCAACTGAGAGGTCTTGGCAGGGGAATCCTCCGACAATAATTCCAGACGATTCGAATCCGAGATCAAGTAGTTGTTGTCCTGTGACATTTTTTACATCCTCCAAAATAGTTGAATTAGGAAATTGCTTGGTCAAGACCTGCCGAGCGTGTTTATCAATCTCTACAGACGCAACAACTTTTACACCCTTGCGTTCTAGCGCGAGGTCAAAACCGCCCACGCCGGCAAATAGGCTAACTGCCTTCATTATTCCCCCAACGCAAACTTGATAGCCAACTCAAAGATGTTATTGAGCGCCCAGACATATTCCGAAGCCTCGCTCTGATCGCGCGCAGCAACCCAATGGTCACGGTTCTCCATGAGTTGCGCGGCAATTTCTTCCCGAAGCGGTTGCTCAATTTCCTTCTGATATTTCTTAATGCGCCGGATTAAATCGGCGTGGTGGCAGTCAAAGATTCGCCCCAAGCACCTGTCTTGATGGTTTTGATTAAATGAGTCCACCGCCTCATCAATAATTGACTTCATCAAACACCCTCTCAACAAGTGACGCTTCTACAATTTCCTCGAACGGTACACCGAACTCTTTGCAATCCCGCTTCAATGGCCCAAGACGCTCCGATTCCAATTTGCCCCTGCCAACGAGCTGACGCTCTAACGCGGCAAGTCCACCCCAGAAGCCATAACGCTCATGAGAGAAACCAACCTCTAAACAAGCGCGTTGAATAGGGCATCGAAAACAGATATTGCGAAGCTGGCGATACTCTGCCTTTTTGTTCTTCAGCAAATCTTCTTCCAGATAAAACATATCGGTATTGATTCCCCGGCAGTTTGCCTGATCCCAATCCACTTGTGTTCTATCTACTGGTACTGGTGGCACGAATAAATCCAAGACCGCATCGAGTTCGTCACGGTCATAGACGGTCGTGTGAGTGGTTTTATCGGCGGTGATGTTGTGCTTTTTGATAATGCGATAAATCTGGCGCTCGCTATATCCGTACAAATCCACCGCTTCTTTCATCGTTATTTTCCGGCGCATCCATTAACCCCTGACTTGTCATAAAATTGGCAATAATCGGCGCAGAAATAAACCGCGCTTCTTTCAGGCGGTGGTGGGGTTTCCATCGCCTTTACATCGGCAACCCAAGCTCGGGCTTCCTCAACAAGTTTCGGATCGTAATCATCTTCCCAGACGCGAATATCCGACATCTTGCCGTCACGCGGAATAAAGACCAACCCGACCTTTTTCACCGAATACTTCTGCGCAATCATGCTCGCGTAGATATTGACCTGCATCTTCTGTTGTTTGGTAGGCAATCCGCCCTTCGCCATCTTTGCCAAGGTAACGGTTTTCCAGTCATAGACGGCTTCTGCTTTGCGTGAATAGAAATCGGCGTGACCCTTAAAAAAATCATCGCTTAGAGATTCCTCAAGGATAAAGTCGTCACCAAAGACATCGTGCGCGGCTAGGGCTTCGGCAATAACGGTGTGCATTGCCGTTCCCATGATTGCGGCTAAGGACTCGGTATCGAAGTTGGTCTTGGGAGTCTGGTTGAGGATATGCCACGCCTGAGTGCGACAACCCCCAACCGAACTCGCCCCCAACTCAGTTTGCACCGAGCGTTCGCGTTGGCTATCGGCTTCCCTCAAAGCCGTAGTCAATGTTTTAAAGATGTCCATTTAATTTCCCGCCTTAATTACTTTAGGTTCTAAGTATTTGCCTAATTCATAATTTGAATTTTTATTTTTAGGATAATCAGTAATTTTATATTTTAAGTTTTCCAACCATTCTTTTTTTAATTTTTTGTCATAAGTTGCAAAATATATGTAACGATGTTTTGCGCTTCTTATTTTTCGCAAACCATTCTGTTCCGTATTTTTGTAATGACGAGAATGTTTATTGCCTTCGGTATATTTATCAGTTCTTTCTTTGGTTTTGCCAGTATAAAGAAAATTTGTTGCTTGATAAATGTAACCATTGTGATTCATTTCTGTATCAGCATAAGAAACAATAATCCAATTTTTGCTACGCAACCTTCGCAAACAACCAGCTACAAATGCGCTTAATTGTTCATTCAAAGTTTCTATTCTGCATAAACGATTTAATTCATACACGCTTGTTGAATACTGTTCGCCCGCTACCCCTTTACAAAGCGACGGAGATGCGGGTTTGCCAAAAGAACAGACCGCCACTAACTCATTGTTAACAAACCATCCAAAAGCTATACTTATAGACGGAATGCGACCTGAATAATGTTTTGGCAAAAGAAAATCTACAGCCACCTGATAGTCAAGTGTGGAGATTTCACCTTTCATCACAAATCCAGCGTTGCTTTGATGGATGAAGAAATGGATCGCGTGATGTCCACCTGCGTCTTGATTCGGCTGACATTCGCCCGGTGAGCCTTAACAGAAGCCTCGGCATACGCTACGGCTTCGTGCTGGCTGGCGTTCTCAATAAGCGCAGCGTCATCGCGCATTACAACCGTCATCTTCATATCAGGGTGTGCGTTGCGCATACGAGACTTCGCCATTGCGATTTCATAGACCGCCTTGATAGTGGAGTATTGAGTCTCCGCTTCGACTAGCGCCTTGTGCGCGTCATCCATTTCAAGGCTGAGGTCATACAGACGCTTTTCGACTTGTTGTGGTGTCAGGCTCATAGGTAATACCGCCCATATAGATAAGCTCCTGCGCAAACAACAACCGCCCAGAAAACCCATGAACCGAATGAACGGAAGATAGAACGGTCGTTAGTACCTGTTGGGTGCATCATGCTCACTTGGTCGCCTCCATTAAATTATTACAAAAATCTTCAATTGTTTTTTCGTTAAATCTTACGCTTCTTCCAATGTTCATATATGGCAATTGACCGCTTTTTATCAAACGATTGACGGTCGAACGAGATATCTGTAATTGCTCCATAACATCTTCTATCTTCAATAATTTCACTTGGTCGCCTCCAATTCTTTCTTGCGGGCAGAAATAACCTTGTTTAAGGTTGAGCCATCAACAGGAATCTGTAGCAATCCAGCTTCTTGTGCGCCTGTATAAAAGAGCTTCAACTCGGCAACCGAAGAAATCTCAGGCACTTGGCTGATAGCCTCTAGCGCAAGGTTTACTTGGTCGTCTGTGTATGCAGGTTCTTTTGGTGTTTCAGCTCGGCGAGCTACCTTTTCCATTTCTTCCTTAGATGGTCGCTTGCCTTTCGCAGCAAACCCACCGTTCGCTAATGCGCGACCCAAAGCTGAGGTTTCGCAGTTCTCTACCCACGCATCACGATTGACAGGAGATGAACCTTTAACTTCTTCTGCAATCCCGGTAGCAATCGGGTTGAGGTCTGCGCGATCCGCGTAAATAGAACCAATCATCAAGATTGAGTTCTCTGTCTTTTCTAGCACCGCAGTATGAGTGCGACCGTTGGGATACTTTTCCCAAAAGCGTTCTAGTCGAACTTCTACTGGTTCGTAGTTATCAAGGTTGTAAGCCATTGCCGTTCCTTTGTCCATCTGCCGAAGTTGGCATTGGCTCAAGGCTAAAGGTTACAAAGGGTCAAAGTCAAGGATTTTGTAAGGTGTGTTTCTGTGCCATAATGTCGTCATGATTTCGGTGCGCATACGAGCTTACGAGCTAGAGGTGGAAGTTCAGCAGACCGAATCTCACCCTGACGCGCTAACAGACGCAACCAATCGCGCCATAACCTTATTTAATAGTTCGGTAACAACCTTACAATCTAATAATGTGGCTTTATACGATGCCGACCGTTTGCCCGATCCAGAGGAATTAGAGTAGTATCCGCATCCCCCCGCAATGACAAATAACCCCTAGGCAATCCTGCACCTAGGGGTTTTTGTTTTATTTAATTATGCGCCAACTTTGTCGCAATAATCGCGCTCAAATTGCGCTCTGCGCTCTGCAAGCATTTGCTTAATTTGTGCTACTAATTCAGCAGTTGAAAGTTCTTCAAGATTTGTAGCCATTTCGATTCCTCCAGAATCTTGAGCGCCGTTCGCTCATGTCTTAAAGATATACTTCCGCTAACCTCAAGTCAAGGATATTCAGCCAAATCTTAAAAAAATTTTGTGATTTAGCCCACACTCCTCACGGAGCGTAAATGGGCGGGGTTTTCGAACAGATGTTCTAATCTAGCCAAACCTGATATTGCGCCGTTACGCGCCCCTTGAGGGGATCAACGAAGTGGAGTCGCTGGCTAGGCATCCCTGACGCAGCCATAGAGTCTCTAGCGTATCGGTTGTCAGACTCGGTAGAACCTGTCCAGTAAAGGTTAAAGTTCTTTTGAATCGGCTCTTGTGCGTGACGGTGGTAGTGCCCCAAATATATGTCGTGGAAATCGTAATCATGCGCTCCAGCTTTCCAACGGTTAGCTCCTGCAATCCACGCGGCAGGTGAGGCGAATCCACTACGACCGAGTTCGTCTCCATGCATGAGTAAAGCACGATAGTTGCCAACTTCCACCTCTTGAATATCTTCTGGGCAATCTTCCCAAGTTAATCGTTTTTCACCTGCAAGAATTTGGCGAGACATTTCATAGACCATACGATCCACATTGTCGCTCTTAGGAACTTCGGCGCGTTTGCCACCAATACGACCGTGATTACCCCACTCAGCAACAACAGTTACCTTGTCAAAGTTGGCGAGCATAACCCGAACGAAGTCCACGCAGAGCCGAGAGACTTGTGTGAATTGTCCAAAGAGTGATGCGTCAATCTGCCAGAGTTGCGCCGGGTAGTTGAACAAGCCCTCAACCATGTCGCCACCAAACATCACTACGCACTCCCGAACAGGATGATGCTCGCGTTGCAGGTTTGTCAGGTGAACGATTTTGTCGGCGAACTGTAAGACGCGCTTGCGCATAATCTCCGAGTTGTACGAAGTCGTAACCTTTGCGCCCTGCCAGTCAGTTGAGTGAACAAGTGCCACTTCAGGATTTGCCTTACGAATATCTTTCTTTGGTGCGGCTACTAGCGGTACTTTGCCCAATGCCAGCATTGCTTCATACGCTCCACGCAAAGTAGCTACCACCAGTTCATCATTGCGAATCTTGGCTTTGGCTAATTGCTTCTGAGTGTTATTCAAAGCCTTGCGCAGTTCCACAATCTCTGGGTCAAGGTCTTTAAGAGCTTTGTCTAAATCGTTTTCTATGCTCATTGAAAGCACCGACAGTCTTTGCGGCGATGTTTATACAACGATGCTTTAGATACTTCGTAACCTTTGTTAATGACAATGTTATGAATACTTGCCACCCCATATTTCGGCGTATCTAATAGCTTGTTAAATTTTTCTTTGCTTTCATCGCTCAGCTTTTTTAAGAACTCGCCCACGCTACAAGGAAATCCTGTAACGACTGGACTATTCATTAGTTCTTCAATAGCAGAAAGAAGCCCCTGCTCATCCATATAGCCTCCCTAGAGTTAGGGTAGAGACTACACGAACAAGCAGGGGCTTGTCGGTATTGAAAGGGGCGTGTCTAGTGAACGATACCGCTATTGATTTGTATGACCTTCTTTACATCTGTGCCTTCGGGTTGGTAGGAAGGAACTGGCTCGGGAGCTCCCGAATTATTATCTTCAATGTTGGCGAGGTATGGGGTCTGAATGTGGGATGTCGGGGTAACATTGGGATTTGCTTCGGCGTTATGCGAGACTAATCCACCAGTCACAAAGCCAATGAGGATGTAGCCAAGGTGGGGCAGGTCGTGTTGAAAGCCTGTCGCCGCCCATGTGCTAAATGCGCCAGTCATGGCGATTGCTAGTTGCTTGGCATCAAATATATGAAACTTAAAATGCTTCATAGCGAACCCTTGAGCTGATCATAGATTATCTGTGGGAGCGCGCCTGTAACTTTGATGCCTTCCTTTCCTTCATATTTCACTAAAGCCTGTTCGGTCTGGGTATTCATAATCCCTGTGACATATTGAGCGGGAAGCAGTCCAGCTTTGAGTAAAGCCTTCTCCACCGTCATCACGGCATCGTTCTGTTGACCGAGGTTAAAAGCAGTCGCGCTAGTGGGAAATGGCGGGGCAACGAATACTGTTGTGGCTTTGGTTGTAGCGGTTGGCGTAGTAGTCATTAATCCGCTATGTACGGCCCCTGTAACGCCCGCAACCGCCGTTCCTGTACCCGCTACCGCAGCAGTCGCTTTCTTGCTTGTAACGCCCTTAGAAACGGGTTTTAG